TTGCCATCCTCATTTCGTATTTTCTTTAATTAAAAAACTTTCCCCTGTAATATTTGTGTGATAAACTATTTATAGATTAAAATATTGTTGTCGTCACTTCGGTGGCGACTTTTTTTGTTTTGGTGGGGAAGTTTCAAGCGGGGGCGGCAGTTTCATCTGCTGCCAGAATACCTAATATAAAAAGATATAATTCCACCTGAGCGTCCTCGTTGAGTAACTCGAGCCGCTCACTGTCCATTAGATTAGTACACCTCCTTTACTGGTTCCGCAGGTTTTTGGGATTTGAAAGTAAATCCTCAAAATATTCACGAGCGCGTTTTTGCGCTGCAGGACTAAGTTTATTATAAGCGTCTACGATTGCCTTGGTATTATCTTCTGGCTGCTCCCATCCCATTATTACTGCCGGGCTAATTTGCAGAGCTTTTGATAGTGCTGCTATTTTATCACGGCGCATGTTAGCGATGTCGCCAGATTCCCATCGGGATATTGTTGCAGGAGATACTTTAACTTGCGATGCTACTTCTTCCAGCGTTAGGTTTAACTCTAAGCGCCTGGTTTTGAGTATATCCTTGACTTCCATTTTCTCACCTCGCTTATTCGCTTAATTAGAAGATACCACATTTTTTGCGAAAAAGCAATAAAATTTTGCTTTTTCACCTTGACTTTTGCGTTTATGTAAACTATACTTGTTTACGTAAACGCAAAAGAACGGAGGTGAATCTAATGCTTGATAAGGCTAAATTTAAATACTTTGTTGCTACCAAAAATTTAACCCTCTCTGATTTAGCAGCTAAAATGGGCATGAACCCTGCTACTTTAAGCAAAAAGCTGAATGGAACAACTGACTTTTCACGTCATGAAATTCAGCTTTTTAAAGACATTGTAGGCCTGACTGAATCCGAAATGTTAAGTGTTTTTTTTGCTTAAAAATTTGCGTAAACGCAAAAAACAGAAGCGTAAAACACCCAAGGAGGTAACATCATGGAACCTATCGCTGTAACTCTCGACAAAGCCTGCGAACTAACTGCCATCGGCAAAGCGTCGATGGTGAAGCTTATGCAGGATCCCAAATTTCCGGTATTTAAAATCGGAAACAAGTCGGTTATCCCAGTAGCTGGCTTGAGAAAGTATATTGAAACTCTGGGTGCTGAGCACTATGGAGTCATTTAGGAGGCGGATGGTATGAAAAAGCTGTTATTCATTCTGCTGATGGCCTGCTGTGTATGGCAGGCATGGGAGTACACCCATCCTCAGCCTGTAGACCGCTACGTGGTCAAGGTTACCGCTTCTGCTGGCGACACGCTCTGGCATATCGTTGGCGACGTCATGGACCGCGAGGGTGATACGCGCGATGTGCGCGAAGTCATCCACTATGCAAAAAAAATCAGCAACTTGAAGGGCGACCTGCAGCCTGGGGACATCGTATTGATCCCCATTGAGGTTGCTGCATCTAAATGAGAACCGATGAGCGCGGCGTCCACTACGTAGACTGCATGTTTTGCGGTGCCGAGTGGATAGTGAGCCGCTTTGTTAAAGAACCGTATGCGTGCCCTTATTGCAGGGCTATGTATAAAAAATTTAATCCACCACAATCAAAAAAGAAAGGTAAGGTGCAAAAATGATTAGAACGAAAACCCAAATTTTCATTCAGCGTTTGAACCTTGAAATGCAGAGCTTGCGGGAATACGCAGCTTTGCTGGAACGCTGGAATGAGGACGACAACCAAGACGAGGTCCTGCAGGAGGCGGAACTTGATGTCATTGACCGTATCGGCTCAACGCTCAAAGAGATGCGTGAGCTGCAGTCTCATGAATGGTCTGCTATGTACAAAGCTCTGCAAGATTCCGCAGAAAAGAATGCTGCTGATGGTTCCGGTATGCCAAAAGAAGGCTCCAGTATGCCGAAAGATGGCGCTTGCAAGGAGGCTGAGTAATATGGCTAGTGTATACGAGCTTGATGCTAAAATCTCTAGCTGCATCCAGCTGGATGAAGAGCACGTCGTCAGCGTTGATGACGGCGAAGTACTGAACCTGCAGCAATTCGAAGCTCTGCAGATGGAGCGCGGGCAAAAAATTGAAGGCCTGTGCTGCTACATCAAAAACACGCTTGCTGAAGCAGAAGCAATATACGCCGAAATTAACGTCCTTAGTCGTCGTGCTGAAGCACGTAAAAAAGAAGTCGAGCGTTGCAAGGCTTATCTGGCCGGTGTGTTATACGGTGAGAAGTTTGAAACTCCCCGGTGCAAGGTTAGCTGGCGTAAATCTGAGGTGTGCAACGTGCTGAACATTGAAGCAGTGCCTGAAGAATATCTGCGTACTAAGATTACTATTGATGCTGACAAAACGGCAATCAAGAAGGCCATTAAAGCCGGCGCTGAAATCCCGGGCGCAGAAGTTATTCAGAAACTGAACATGACTTTAAAATGAGATTTGTTATGTTATGCAAGAATTGCCCTCAGTGTAAAACAGTTGGGGTTGGCGATATTTGTACACGTAGCTGGTGCAAATTAAGCAAGCCTGATGCTGCTGGCAGATATTTAGGGCTGGAACCATGGCACGATAAGCCGCATCCGAAATGTCCGCTGATGGCAAGATTAAAAGAAAATTATAAGGAGTGATTTTATGGGAACACCAGTATTGATTCTGGGCGCGTCCGGCTCTGGCAAGTCCACGAGCCTGCGCAATTTTGAGCCGACGGAGGTTGGCGTGTTCAACGTGGCGGGAAAGCCGTTGCCGTTTCGTAAAAAGATGAATCATGTAAATAATAACGCTACATACGAAACTATCACAGCAAGTCTGCAGAAAAACACCCTCAACTGCTATGTTATAGATGATGCGCAGTATTTGATGGCGTTTGAGTTTTTTGACAGAGCCAAAGAAACCGGCTTTGCAAAGTTTGCTGATTTAGGCAATCATTTTTATAGTTTACTAAAGTTTATTCGCTTGTGGACAAAAGATGATACCATTGTTTATCTTTTAGCTCATACGGACATTGAAGAGAGCGGATATGTGAAAATGAAAACACTGGGGAAGATGCTTGACGAAAAGCTTTGCGTAGAAGGTCTTTTCAGCATCGTACTGCTCGCTGAAACAAATGGTAAAGAACATTGGTTTACTACGCAGAGTAATGGCCGCACAACGGCGAAGTCTCCGATGGAGATGTTTCCGGTGAGAATTGATAACGACCTGAAAGCTGTTGATACAGCTATCCGCGAGTATTATGGATTTAACGAGGAGGCAAAGAAAAATGAAAAAGCTTAACTGGGGAAATGTTGAAGCTGCGAGTGAAGGCTACGCAGCGCCGCCTGCTGGCGGTTATGTACTGGCCATCTGCTCTGTAGAAGACCATACAGACAAGGAGTACCTGAAAATCTATTGCGACATCGCAGGTGTAGCAGACAAGGCCAACGAGCAGTTTGTTGGTTATTATGGCCAGCGCAAGGAGCGCAGCGGCGGCAAAATCCCGCTGTTCAGCTTCATTCGCAGCTATAGAGATTCTGCGCTTCGCTTCTTCAAGGCATTCTTGGTAGCGCTGGAAAAGAGCGGCAACTCTGGCTTTGTGGCAGACTACTATGATGGAAATGAGCAGCAGTTCTGCGGCATGGTCGTTGGCGCCGTGCTGGGAGAAGAAGAATACACCTATAATGGTAAGCTGCGCATGCGTCTTAATGTAGAACATTTTTGCTCCGTAGAGCGCATCCAAAAAGGCGATTTCAAGATTCCGGAACTTAAAAAAGAAAAGTCGGCGGCAATGCCTGTAGCAGCTCCTACCTCCAGCATGGACAGCTTTGGTACTAACGTACCGCTGCTCAGTGATGAAGAGATTCCTTTCTAAGCCCGAGCTGCACCTGGACGATATACGCCCCTTTTTGACTGGCGCAAAAACGAAGCCGGGCGGACATGTTACCGCTACCTGTCCATTATGTGGCAAGGCAGGGCATCTGCATATCGACGAGAAAAACGGTACGCTGCTGGTCTATTGCCAGAAATGTAACGCTCCCGGAGCGGACATCCTGCGAGAGTTCCGCCGCCTGGGAGCGAAGCCTGCCGAGCCGGAGCCTGTGGACTATAAGACAGCAAAGCCTATTGAAGATTACCGACATATCTACCGCAATCCCGACGGAACGGAGGCTTATTACAAGCGCCGCCGCAAATGGGCAGACGGTCACAAGGTGTTCGGGTTTGCCTATATCAATGCCGAAGGGCGCACGGTGTATACCAAACCCGAAGGATGTAACAACTTATATAACTTAGATTTACTAGCACAACATCGGAGCACAAAGTTGTATATCGTTGAAGGCGAGAAATGCGCCGACGCCATGACGTCTGCCGGTCTACTGGCAACCACGAGCAATACCGGAGCCCAGAAGGCGATTAAGCTCAGCGTGACGGACAAGGCTCTTTTGGAATCATATCCGGAGCGCATAGTCATTCCGGACAATGATGAGAAGGGCACTGATTATGCTGCTGCCTGGCAGGGGGCGAAGGTCATGGACATCACTAAGCTGTGGCCTGACTGCCCGCCTAAGGGTGATATTGCGGATTACTTTGCTGCCGGTGGCACAGCCGAAGCAATCGAAGCCTACGAGTGGCCTGTGGTGCTCTCTCTGGACAGAGAATTCTTTGAAGGGTGCGACAGGTTCAGCCTTATCGATGAGGCGCTTCTGGAGGCGATAGCGGCGCTCACAGAGCCGTCCAAGCGTCAGCAGGTGCTTTCCATGGCGAGGTTCCGTGCCGGGGAGCTGTGCTGCAAGAGGGAGTTTGAGAGCTGCTGGAAGGCGTACCTGCAGCAGCAGGCAGCTAAAGGGATTAGGTCAGATAATCTGACAAAATTCCCGCAGCAGCTGTTTGCTCTCCGGTGCGGCAACTGGTCTACATCCGCTAATGGCGTGTATCGAGCGGTACAGGTCGGGACAGAATATAAAAACGAATACGCGAGTCCCATCCCCATCATGCCGACGGAGCTGCTGGTAAACGTGGAGGATGAAACGGAAAAAATCCGGCTTGCGTATTTTAAAAACGGCGGCTGGCAGAGCGTGGTGGTTCCGCGCTCTACGCTGGCGAATAAAAACAAAATAATCCTGCTGGCAGATAATGGCGTTGAAGTCAACAGCGACAACGCCGGTCTGCTGGTGAAGTATCTGGCAGAGGTCATCGCCATGAACCCGGACATCCTGCCGCGGGTAAAGTCGATTGACCACATGGGCTGGTCCGATGCAGGCTTTGTGCCGTACACGGACGAGGTCAAGCTGGACTGCGAGGAGCAGTACAAATCTCTGGTGCAGGCAGTCTCAAGTAAAGGTACGCTGGAAGAATGGGCGGCCTACGTCGCTCCGCTCCGTCAGAACCTCTATATGCGCCTGATCCTGGCTGCAAGCTTTGCGAGCGTGCTGGTCGAGCGCGTGTCCGCTCTGCCGTTCGTGTTGCACCTTTGGGGTGGCACCGGCAGCGGCAAGACTGTGGCCATGATGGTGGCTGCGTCTGTCTGGGGTAATCCGGGCATGGGCAAGCTGGTGCGGACCATGAATATGACGGTCAACTCTATGATGAGTACGGCGTCTATCCTGCGTAACCTGCCGTTCTTTGGCGATGAGCTACAGACGATTAAAAGCCGCTTTGAAAATTATGACACGCTGATCATGCGCGTCACTGAAGGTCTCGACCGCGGTCGTATGACGAACGCGACCTTCCAGCGGCAGAAGTCCTGGCTGAACAGCTTTGTTTTTACCGGTGAAGAGCCTTGCACGAAGAGTCAGTCCGGCGGCGGTGTAAAAAACCGCGTCGTCGAGGTAGAGTGCGACCAGCAGATAATTAAAAACGGCAATGCTGTGGTTAATTTTATCACGCAGCACTTTGGCTGTGCAGGCAGGGCGTTTATCGAAGCGCTGGAAGGGAAGAATCTTGCGGCTGATTACAATGAGATTATGCGTCTGGTGCTGGAAGTAACGGATACCACCGAGAAGCAGGCTATGGCTATGGCTCTCATGCTGCAGGCAGATGCTATTGCGAGCAAGGCTATCTTTGGTGATCCTGGCAATGTGCTGTCGCCGGAGGATATAGTTGGCTTCGTTAAGAGCAAGGCTGAGGTTGATGCGAGTGAGCGGGCATTTAATCTTATTGTTGATGTCATCGGTGCCAACGCCGACAAATTCGATACGGAGTTTGATGATTATTCTGGCTATGCCTATTGGGGCAGGCGTAAGCCTGACGGAGTGGTTATTATCAACAAAACTGTACTGGAGCAAGAGTTAGAGAAGAATGGATTCGACTTTGCAGCGCTGAAGAAGAAATGGGCTGAAGCCGGACACTTAGTCAAAAACTCGCAAGGGAGATATTATGGCTTGTATACTCTTAACCGTACAAGAGCAAATTATGTAGCTCTTTATGTAAAATGTTAGCTATGTTAGCTAAATGTTAGCTAAAGAAACCGCTCAACCATGCGCCTTTTAAGCCTTTAGCTAACATAATAACATAGCTAACATAATATATATATACGTATGCAAGCTCTAATTTCCCAAAATCCTAAGTCCTAAAGTAATAAAAAATATATAGGATACTCTTTCAAAAAAATGTTAGCTATGTTAGCTAAAATGCAAAAACCGCTCAACCATGCGGTTTGCAGGCTTTTTAAATGTTAGCTAAAACGTTAGCTAGCTAACAAAAAATGGTAGCTAAAGGAGGGAAACGATGTTGTTTAAAATTTTGAGTACTATGTTACGTGATTGTGTTGCAGGGCTGGTTATGGCGGTGGGGTGCTGCTGCATGATGGTGGCGCAGGCTTTTACCAAAGCTGCTAAATTCTTTGCTCAGCTTGCGTGCAAGGTCAGCGGGGTGCAATGTGATGTTAAGTAAAATCTGTCTGGTGTTTGCAGTGCTGATCAGCATTGTGTGGATAGTGAGCCTGACGGTGTTAGTTGGTTGCGGTGCTGTATGGGCGCTGAAGAACTTAGGAGGTTTGTAAATGTTTATTAAAACAAAAAACGGAGACTATGTGAACTCTAAGAATATCGATGCATTAAGAATTGAACGTTATAATGGCAATTTTAATGTTGTTGCAGACTGCTCCAGCTATTGCGGCGAACATTGCTTCTACAGCAGTGCCAAGAAGGAAGACGCACAAGCGTATATGACCTTGCTGGTGAACAACCTGGATGAGGTGGAAGCTGCAACCATGCAGTACCCGCGTTGCGCTATCCTGAAGGTGTCGGAGGCTACTGTTGATGCAATGCGTTATAGCTATCGCAATCGCCCGCTCCAAAACGAGCCGCAGCATGCAGCCAGCAAGAACACTAAGCTGTCCGCAATGCTGACCGCGCTTGTTGATGACTTCGCCGCGTCTGGTGATTCTGACAATCTCCTTAAAATCAACGCGTATATCCGCATGTATTTCCAGCAGGAGGCTAACCATGAATAAACAATATCTGATGTTGAATCTGGAGTCTGACACCTTTAAGGGCATGAAGGCCGATTTCGATGAGCTCCTGCAGCAGCTGCTAGAGAAGCTCTTTGCTGGCCGTATTGCTGATGGCTCTATCAGCATGAAGCTGTCCGTCAGCTTGACCGAAACCTATTCTGAAACAATGGGTAAGGACATTTCTGTACCGCTGTTCAAACATAAAACTACCGCCAATTACACGGAGAAGCTGGAGAATGCCGGTGCTGTATCCCTGCCTAACACGTATCTGGAATACGACGAAGACCTCGGGGAGTTCGTCCTGAAGCCTTGCGGCGGCGAGCAGGACATGTTCGCGGAGCAGGAGTCTGAGGCTGATGAAGTAACTGTCGACGTTAAAGCCATTCCGCAGGACTGTCACCGTCCCCTGCAGGTGCGTGATCCTATGTGCAATGACTGCGCTAATCGCGATACCAGCGCCTGTGACCATTGCGATGGCTGCGACAAGTGGGAGCCGACGGTAAAATGATTCCGCTGCGTCCCTACCAGCAGGAGCTGGTGGATAATATCCGCAGAGCAATCGGTCAGGGGCGGCACAGCGTGTGTGCAGTGTTGGGCTGCGGTGGTGGCAAGTCCGTTATCCAGGGCAACATCGCCGCCAGCGCCACGGCACGCGGCAACAGGGTGCTGTTTGTGGTCCACCGCAAAGAGCTGTGCCAGCAGATTACCAATACCTTCACGGCGTGTGGCGTAGACTTCTCTCTCTGTACCGTAGGCATGGTGCAGACGGTCTGTCGCAGGTTGGCAAAGACTCCGGAGCCGAAACTGATTCTGGTTGACGAAGCGCACCACATCCTGTCGCAGAGTTATTTGTCTATCCTGCAGCATTTTCCTGGTGCCGTCGTCTTAGGCTTTACCGCCACGCCGCAGCGCATGAACGAGGGTGGTCTGGGAGCCGTATTTGAAGAGCTCATCGAGTCAGTGAGTACCGAGTGGCTCATCCAGAACCATTATCTGGCACCGTACAAATACTACGGCGTGCAGCTGGCGGATGCCAGCAAGCTGCATACTAAACGCGGCGACTACGACAAGGCTGAGGTTGAAGCGCTTATGAATAGGCGTGCTATATTCGGCAGCGCGGTTGAGAACTGGCTGCAGCTGGCTAAGGGTAAGCAGACCATCGTATACTGCTCATCCATCGCCACCAGCGAGGGCACAGCGGCCGCTTTCAGGGAGCAGGGGATAAATGCTATGCACCTTGACGGTACAACGCCACAGCCGCAAAGACAGGCCGCTGTAGAGGGGTTCAGACGTGGCGAGGTCACGGTGCTTTGTAACGTTGATTTATTTGGCGAGGGCTTCGACGTGCCAGACTGTGATTGCGTGGTGCTGATGCGTCCGACCAAGTCGCTCACGCTGCACATCCAGCAGTCGATGAGGTCCATGCGTACCAATCCCAACAATCCTGACAAGGTCGCACTTATCCTTGATCACGTTGGCAATTTCACGCGGCATGGTCTGCCGGACGACACGCGCGAGTGGTCGCTGGAAACTAAAGCCAAGAAGAAAAAGCAGGAGCTCAGTGTCAAGCAGTGCCCGGTGTGTTTCGCAGTGGTCAAGTCCAGCGTTACCGAGTGTCCGCTCTGTCATTACGTGTGGGAGAAAGAAGAGCGCGAAGGTCCGGAAGTAGTGGAGGACATCATTCTACAGGAAGTCGCGCGAATGCCGTACAGCAAACACATTGAGTGTAAGTCATGGGCGCAGCTGGAGCTGTTCCGTGCGACGCACAGACGCGCTGATGGTAAGATTTTTAAGTTCGCCTGGTCGCTGCACAAGGCGGTGCAGCTTGGGCTGGCAGTACCGGAACGGTACCGCAGCGCAGCTATCCGGCTGCTGCGTCAGGATGAATACAGGAGGTTGATTTTTGAATAAATCGGAAACTAGAATTATGAAAGAAATAGAAATTGCAGTGACGGCAGTAGGTCATAAGGTTTTCCGCATTAATGTTGGAGAAGGATATCTATACCGTGCGCAGCCGACGCAGGAAACGCTGGAATTTGAGAATAAGCGCGCCCGCTGGTTCAAAAGCGGACCACCGCAAGGTTATAGTGATTTGTCGGGTGTATGTTATCCTTCAGGCCGGGCGCTGTTTATTGAGGTAAAAACACCGAAAGGCAAACCGACGCAGCAGCAGTGTGTGTTCTTACTCGCAATGCTGGCAGCGGGTGCCAATGCCGGTATCGCACGCAACACCGAGGAGGCGCTGGCGATTTGCGAGATGACGGACGAGCTGCGTCAGAAGATGGGGGAGTATATCCATGGCTGGTTGGTTAAGCTTAGGCAGCGTGGTAAGTGATCCGTGGCCTGATTGTACCGACAGCGAGTTCTGGGGGCAGCTGCTACCAAGTGCTGCCCGCCATGACCATAAGCTGTATGTTAAGCTCATTGGTCTGCGCTTTGCTGGAGCAGAGCTGCTGCCTAGTGCACGCTTCGGCTTGCGCCTGGTCATGGCTAACAAGGCGACGGTGACGCAGCAGGAGGCGAGGGAGCTGCTTGCTCCTCACTCTGAGCTGTTGCTGAATTTATTTTTACACATAGGAGGTGGCGCAGGTGGACAACAAAAAACTGATACATGACACTGTTGTAGCGACGCTGGCTGCCTTAAATAGCCAGCCTAAGCCGCAGGACCGCTATAAGGCGACGGAAGCAAGACTGTATGCGTATCCTGTTTTGCTTGAGAACATAAAACGTTATAAATTGGACATTCGTGATCTAAAGAAAGAGAAGAACACCGAGAAGTCAAAGGACATTACCTGTTGGGGCGGTGCTTCTGGTATCCGTCTCACGCCTGAAGAAAAGCAGGCGGCGAAAATTATGGTGGTGGAGATAAAACTTGAACGCGATACGGCAGAAGTTAATAGCATTAATAAAGCGCTGCTACGTTTGGAACGCATGAACAGTGAAGAAGACGTGGCTTTTATAAAGAGGCTGTATTTTCAGGGGCTTGAGATTGCCGGGTTGGCTGAGTTCATGGGAGAATCGCTGGCTACTATCCAGCGCCGCCGTACGCGCCTTGTGCGGCAGCTGGCGTTAATGTTATATGGAGCGGAGGCGTTGATGTAATGGCAATTCTTTCACGTGAACGTATTTTACGGACAAAAGTCACTTGCAAGACTAGCCGCATCTGCCCGCGTCAGCGGCAGTGGGCAAAGCTTAGAGTGGTACAAAAATCCACGGCTATTGGACCTAGTTTCCTTTCAAAATTAATCCGCAAGCACCGCGAAGTTGTATTACTTCGCAGTGCTCGTGGCTACTGTCAAGTTTTTGCTTATTGCATAACGGAGGTGACACCGATATTATGATTAGTTTGTATCCTGTAATTGCTGAAAAATTACATATTCCTATTGGCAAGGAATTTAAGCTCAAGCCTAAGCGTGGTGGAGTATATCCGGCGCAGTACCGTTTTATCGCTGATGATTTGGAGTACCGTCCGAGTCAGTGCTGCTATTGGTCAAGTATCGGTAATCAGTCCATGCAGATGCGTATTTTTCTGGCTTTGTTGCGTGGCGGTGTGGAGGTGATTAAAGATGGCTAAAAATTTAATCCCGGACATTGCAGAGATGCTCGGCGTGGAGTTGGGCGAAAAGTTCAAAATTAAAGGAGGTGTTGGCACCTATGAGTTTGGGCTAGAAGGTCTTTGGGGAGACTACGGCACCGACGCAGAAGCGCTTGAAGCGATTCTCTGCGGTAGTGCAGAAGTCGTTAAGTTGCCGTGGAAGCCGAAGAAAGGCGATGTTTATTATACGTTTTCTTTCGGAGGTCTTAGTGAAGAGTGGGTTGTTGTGAAACAGCAGTGGGATGCACACCCCTATGAACGTGCTTTATTAGACAAAGGCTGGGTATACCGCACGTGCGAAAAAGCGGAAGCTGCACTCCCCACCGTGGCTAAAGAAATGGGCGTGGAGTATGAAATTTAGGAGAGAAAACTGCAACAAGTTGCAAAAATCTCTTGTGAGCTGGAGGTAGCAGAGGAGTAAAGGCATGGAGTGGAATGAAGAAGTTGAGAAAAAGCTGAGACGGCGTGGCGAAAGCTGGCACGTGGAAAAACTTGCATCACGTCTTATATTCGACGGCCGTCGTGCTGTTGAGCATTACACAGCCGATGAAATGCGTGCAAAATTTGAGCCTTTAGCAAAGCAGTACAGAGAAAGCGGGCGCTTTATCAACTGCCTGGCATCTGATGCATTGATTATGTACTGCAAGGAGCGGGGCTATACATGGGAGTGGTACCTACCTAGCGTATTGGGAGAGTACTGGTTCGTGATGCCTAAAGAGGAATTGTTTTAAAGGAGGATTATTATGACTACATATAGAGAATTTACATCGTTTATTAATGATGAACTTGTTCGCGTAGGAAATTTGTTTACGGAAAAACAGCAGCAGTATTCTGCTGGTGCTGATCCGCTGTCAAACTTCCGTACCAGCGCACTGCTGGAGCATCACGATGGTGGTTATGATATGATGTATGATGTGGCCAAGGGCTATCTGAACAAGCACATTGCTTTCCTTTATGACCATGGTATCGCCGACAAAACGGAAGAATCTTTGCGTGACATGGTTGTCTATGGTCTGATTATGTTGTACATGGTCAAGAAGCACAAGGAATGGCTTGCACAAGTGAAGGAGTGACTTTGATGAGCAGTAAACGTAAACTTAAGCGCCGCAATCCTGCGCCGGTGGCAGGCTTTAAATACGAGCGCATGTGCCAGGCTGTGTCCGAGCAGGCTATCTATCGCGTGCTGGCTGTTGCGATTGATATCCTCTGGAATGATTTCGGTGGTCTGCAGCGCAAAGACCAACGCCTGAAGTTCTTCGCTGAGACATTCCGCGAACGTCTGGAAGTTGTTGATCAGGGCTTTACGCCGACGCAGCAGGCAGCTATGGATGAGCTGCAGCGTCAGGCTGGTTATAGCGTAGTGTTTAATGTCAAATAATTCAACGACCGCTCATCTGTTGGTGGGCGGTCTAATTTTTCTTTAAAATTCACAAAGAGTTCACAAAGGCGTGAGAAAAAGCGGTGATTTTTATGGTATAATAAAAATCGTGGAGAAGTGTCGATAAAATTCGATGCTTCTTTTATTTTTATGCTGTCGTACTCAAGTCTGGTTTAAGAGGCCGCTTATCATAAGCGGTAGGCGGATAATCTCCGTGCGTGGGTTCGTATCCCGCCGGCAGCACCTGTTTATGTAGCGTCTGGCTTTTAGCTGGGCGCTTTTTTTATGCCCGGAAGCCGTAACCTAAGGGACGGGACATCCCTTATAATTCTCAAATCCTCAGCGGTAGTCCGGGCACCAATTTTCGGAGGTTGCAATGAAAATCATAGAATTACCCATCAGTGATGTGGTTCCGTACAAAAACAATCCACGCCGAAACGATGCAGCCGTGAAGCCAGTTATGGAATCCCTGAAGGAATTTGGCTGGAAGCAGCCGATTGTTATTGACAAGGCCAATGTTATCGTGTGTGGTCACACGCGCCTGCGTGCTGCTAAACGTCTTAAAATGCAGACCGTACCATGTATCCGTGCTGATGACCTCACGCCGGAGCAAATCAAGGCGTTCCGTCTGGCGGATAATAAAACCGCCGAGTTTGCAAGCTGGGACATGGACATGCTCAATAGCGAGCTGCTTGATATTAAAGGTATTGACATGGGCGACTTTGGTTTTGATATGCCGGAGCCTGAACCGGAAGAGGATGCTTTTGATGTGGATGCAGCGCATGAGGCCGCCAAGCAGAACACCATCACGACTCCGGGCACGCTGTACCAGCTCGGGAACCATCGCTTATTATGTGGCGATTCAACAAATCGTACTGATGTAGCACGTTTATTGGGGGGGCAAATGGTTGACATGGTTTTTACTGATCCTCCCTACAATGTCGCTTACCAAGGCGGAACGAAAGAAAAGCTCACCATTAAAAACGATTCGATGAGTGAGGCTGAATTCAAAAACTTTTTAGATGCAGTGTTTGATAATTATTTTGCAGCGATGAAGCCCGGCGCGTCCTTTTATGTTTGCTACGCTAGTCGCAGTGCTGTCGAATTCCGGCAGGCTATTGTCGATGCCGGTCTGCTGCTGAAGCAGGACCTTGTCTGGTGTAAGAACACATTTACGCTGGGACGGCAAGATTACCAATGGCAGCATGAGCCTATCCTTTACGGATGGAAGCCTGGCGCGAAGCACCGCTTTTTCGGTGGCCGCAAGCTGTCAACGGTCATTCCCGACAACTATCCGGTGGAGGTTGGCTATGATGCCGATGGGCATCAGCTCATCCACATCAGCATAGGGCTTAAGACTGTTTGTCTGCGTGCCGACAATGTGGAGGCTGTGGACACAGAAGAGGTCAACAGTGTAATCCATGTTGACAAGCCTAAGCGTAACGCCGAGCATCCCACCATGAAGCCGATTGCCCTCTGTGCTAAGTGCATTAAGAATAGCTGTCAGCAAGGTGATGCTGTGCTTGATTTGTTTGGCGGCTCTGGCTCCACGCTCATTGCCTGCGAGCAAATCAACCGCCAATGCTACAGCATGGAGCTTGATCCTGTGTACTGCGATGTCATCGTTAAGCGTTGGGAAGCTCTTACCGGCAGGACGGCTGAGGTAATCAGTGCCGAATCCTGAGAATGTTTTGGGCGCGAACGCCGAGCGAACGCCGAAGAAACGTCAAGAATTAGCTGCTGCTGCTGGTCGCGCGTCCGGTGAAGCTCGCCGCCGCAAGCGTGCCATGCGTGAGGTTCTTGATGACCTGCTGCAGATGCCGCTCAAACGTGGCGAGCTGAAGAATGTTGAGTGCCTGGGTGACCTGATGGGGCCGAACGGCAAGATTAACCTGCTGAACGGTAAAATCAATGTAACCGTGGAGCAGGCTGTGTTGTTAGGTCAGGTGGTTCTTGCCATGCAGGGCAATACCAAGGCTGCGACGTTCTTGCGAGACACGGCAGGGCAGAAAATTCTTAAGGATGCCGAAGAGCAGTCCCAATATGAGGACGATGGCTTTACCGACGCAATCAAGCGCAGTGCAAAGGATGTGTGGAAATAATGGGCATCGTTGGCAGGCTGCGCAGTATTATCAAACCTGTTATCAAGTTTTTTGAGTTTAGTAAAAAACAAATGCAAATCTTGACGTGGTGGTGCGATGATTCTCCCTACCACGATTATAATGGCATTATAGCTGACGGCTCCATCCGTGCTGGCAAAACAGTTGCGATGGCCGTCAGTTTTATTATTTGGGCTATGGACAGCTACGATGGCCAGAACTTTGCCATGTGCGGTAAAACCGTAGGCAGTTTCGGGCGTAACGTCTGGAAGTGGCTCAAGCCTGTACTGCTGGTGCGTGGCTATCAGGTCGAAGAATCACGCACGGAGAACCTTATCGTAGTGGCTCGCAAGCAAGGCAGCACGATGAAGTTGAATTACTTCTACGTGTTCGGCGGTCGTGACGAGTCCTCACAGGACCTTATCCAGGGTATTACTTTGGCTGGCCTGTTTTGTGATGAGGTCGCACTCATGCCGGAGTCATTTGTCAACCAGGCGTCTGGCCGCTGTTCTGTGCCGGGAGCTAAGCTCTGGTTTAACTGTAACCCGGACAGCCCTATGCACTGGTTCCTGCTGCGCTGGATTGAGAAGTGCGACGAGAAGCGCTTGCTGCATATCCATTTTCTGATGGACGACAATCCGTCACTTAGTGCAGCGGTGCGTGAACGCTATCAGACAATGTATTCCGGTGTGTTCTACCGCCGCTTTATCCTAGGCGAGTGGGTAATGGCGCAGGGCGCTATCTATCGTGACGCGTGGAGTGATGAGCTGCTCTTTGGTGATGACCAGCTGGAGTATCTGCTTAAAAATCTGCACATCATGAAGCGCTCCATTACAATTGACTACGGCACAGTCAATCCTATGGTTTATCTGGACGTGCTCGATGATGGGAGCGACCTGTGGTTTATCCGTGAGTATTATTGGGACAGCCGCGCCGAGGAAAAGGAGAAGGATAACAGCCAATACGCCGACGACCTGCTTGAGTTCGTGCGTGGCGTGGAACTGTGGCCGACAAATGTGGTCATTGACCCATCTGCTGCATCGTTTAAAATTGAGCTGCGTAACCGTGGGCTGCGCGCGAAGGAGACGGTGGAAACAATCAACGCCGACAACGATGTTATTGAGGGCATCCGCAAGGTGAACACGCTGCTAACCCGTCGCCGCATCCATTTTTATTACGGCTTAACGCACACACTGAAGGAGATGCAGTCCTATGTTTGGGACGATAAGGCTCTGCAGCAGTCCGGCAAGGAGAAGCCTATTAAAGTAGCTGACCATGCGCCTGATGCGGTGCGCTACTATGTATCAACAGTCATCAGGCCAAGGAGGATAGCAAATGTCTAACAGAAAACGCAGGCGCGCCCTGGACAAAGCTCCTGAGCCGCAGCCAATACGCAGCAGGGCGCTCGACGCTTTTAGCAATGTACTGGCTCGATTGGGCGCTGGCACTCCGAACCTGTTGGAAGGCACGGAGTACAGTCTGCAGCGCATGTCGCGTGATTTTAATACTTTAAATGCTCTCTATCGTGAGAGCTGGATTGTCCGTCGCATCATCGACGTTATCCCGGCGGACATGTTGAAGAACTGGATAACGATTACCAGCGGCCTGGACCCCGATGTAGAGAAGCGGCTCAGTCTTACCCTGCGTCGTACTCAGCTCATTGACAAGCTTAAGCGTGGCATGCAGTGGGGCAGGCTCTATGGTGGCGCTTTAGGCGTGATGCTGGTCAAACACCAAGGCTACGACCTTAGCCAACCGCTGCAGCTTGACTGGATAATGCCTGGCGATTTCGCAGGGCTGCTCATCTTCGACCGCTGGAACGGAGTTAACCCATCCAGCGAGCTCATCGAAGATATTTCGGATCCCGATTACGGCTTCCCGAAGTATTACACTGTGACTGATCCTGCCGGTGGTGGCTCTGTAAAGATTCATCATAGCAGGGTAGTTCGCTTCACTGGCAATACGCTTCCGTTTTGGGAGGAAATAGCAGAGATGCAATGGGGAGCTTCTGTGGTCGAGTCTGTTTTTGATGAGCTGCGTAAGCGTGACAATGTGAGCTGGAACATTGCGCAGTTGACCTTCATGGCGAACATCCGCGTACTAAAGATGCAGGACTTAGGTCAGCTTCTGGCGGCAACGGACAACGAGTCGCAGGCTGAGCTGCTGCGAACGCTGGAAGCGCAGAACATGCTGCTTAACAACATGGGTATGCAGGTCATGGATGCTGCAGATGGGCTGGAAACGCACCAGTACACTTTCGGCGGTCTTGCTGATTGCTATCAGCAGTTCATCATGGACATCAGCGGCGCTGCTGAAATTCCGGTGACGCGTCTGTTCGGGCGTTCTCCCTCCGGCCTTAATGCTACGGGCGAAAGTGACCTGCAGAATTATTACGACATGATAGCGGAGAAGCAGGAGTCTTATCTGCGGCCTATCCTGAACAAAGTGCTCCCGCCGTTCATCATCTCGACGCTAGGCAGCCTGCCGGACGACTTTGATTTTGAATTCGACCCAGTTGCAGAGCCTACGGACAAAGAGCGCGCCGACCTTGCCAAGTGTGGCACAGATAACGTTGTAGCTGCTTACAATGCTGGGCTTATCTCACAGCGTACTGCCCTGAAGGAGCTGAAGCAGCAGAGCGAGCGCACCGGGGTCTGGACAAACATCACCGATGAGGACATCGAGCATGCGTCCGACTCCGTGGAGCCGCCTGGTGAGATGGGCGGAATGTTTGGCGGCGAAGAACCGATTGAACCACAGGCGTCTGCTTCTGTTAGGCAAGTGAAAAGTGCAGATGCTGCTTTCTGGAGTGAGGCTGATGATTTTAATTCACATCATAGTCCTGAGAATGGACGATTTTGTGAAGCCGATGGTGTTGGCGGTGGGGCTGGAAAAATAAATAACTTGCAAGAAAGCAAAAAGAATGGTACAATCAGCACCAAAGAAACAATAGCTCCAGAATGGTTTATTAAACAGAACAGGCCATTATTGATGAATGCGGAAATTAAGCAGTTGGGACATGTGCGTTGGATAAGTAAACATGTTTTTGACCGTATGTGGGAGCGTGGAATAAATGCGGAAGAAATAAAGGATACCATCAAAAATGGAGAGAGAGCTGTTGATAATCAATACGGAGGTTATATTTACTCTTCAAACGGAATAAAAGTTTGTGTTACTAAGAGTGGAGGCTTAAAAACGGTTATCAATAAGTCTACACAAAATTTTAAAACTTCTCTCGGAGCAATATTTTTGGAGGCTAAAAATGCTAAAAAAACTAATTGAATTCTTTGAGCGAGAAACAGGCGTGACTATTGAAGAAGCGTATAATTTATCGCCAGAAGAACAAGAAGCAATTTTTGACAAAATGGTAGAAATTGAACTTGAAGAACTCAGGGATGTAAATGATGAGAACGCTCCAATAAGTGAGCGTTGTGCTTTAGCTTGTAAATGGCAAGATATCATGAATGGTTCGAAAATTTAAATCCTTAAGCGTAGTTAGAATTTTTCTAGCTGCGCTTTTTTGTTGCAAAAAAATGACTTGCAATAATTATGCATAAGAGTTAATATGTACACACTAAAAATTACGGAGGTTAGTGTCATGGATAAAACTAAACTTAACCTGGAACGCCTGCGTGCTTATGATGCTGAATGGGAAGAAGATAAGCATCCGCGTGCTGAAAACGGACAGTTTACTTCTGGTAGTGGTAGCAGTGCTGGCGGCGGAGCTGAAAGCGGTAGCAAGTACGGTTACAGTCGTTCTGAGCAGCATGTTGCCAGTAAAATGGAAGAATGGGGCAATGAGCAAGGAAACATTGCTGCACTTGAAGCTGCCGATGCTTTCCGTGATGCGCGTGAAGATGAAAATGATATGCGTGAAGTCTTGAAATCTGTACGTCAGCATTTAGTCGAAAACGAAGATGACATTCGTGGTTATGATGAAAATCCCAAAAATTTTGACAAGGTTATGGAACAGCTGGATGATATGGAGTCTATGCTCGACGACCAGGATGATTATGAATTTAAGCATGGCGAAATCAAATCTCCACTCCGCCAGGCTGTTGAGGCGGTGCAGGGCGGCGATGGCAGGCTTAAAGGTTACAAGGGCTTGAGCTTTACACAGGAAACCAGCGAGGCTGATTCTGGCACTCCTGCCGGCGAGGTACATAATTTCATTGTTGGCAACCTTAAAGGCAAGGAACCGACGAAGGAAAATGTAACGGCTGCGTGCAAGCAGGTAGTAAATATGCTGAATGACGATATTAAATATCTGAGTGAGCGCGCTGCCACAGCTAGACGTTATGGCAATGAACAGGCTGCTAAGGAATGGGAAGCAAATATTGAAAAGCAGCAACAAAGAATACAAGCTGCTTATGAGGTTACAATGGGTTTTAGTAAATGAAAAAATTTAAAATGCCGCGAGTCATTGAGCGCTCTTATGCCAGCGCCATTGACCGCCTAATGCAAGGACTGAAGCGTGAGTTATCTCACGTTGCCAGTCCTTTTTTTATTGCTGACATAATGCGTCGGCTGGCACGTTCTCCGACTTTTATTCGTGCCTGCGACCAAATCGCACGCTCGATGGCCACGCATCTGTTCCGCGATGGGCATAAGACGTGGCGTGCTGCAGCAGCTGAGGGCAGCAAAGGGCGAATCATCCGCACCGCTCTACAGCGCGAGCTTGCCTCACCACGCGTCGCAAAAGTGTACGAGGGTATAATCAGTCGTAACGCTGAATTAATCCGCTCTATGCCGCTCACGCTGGCTGACAGGGTGGCTCATAAGGTTGCTAAAGGTTATGAGCAAGGCTTGCGACCGGAGGCGATGATAGACGATATCCTCAAGGAGTACCCACACATGACCGAAGCTCATGCAAGGCTCATCGCCCGCACGGAAACGTCTAAAGCCAGCACGGCTCTGACGCAGGTGCGTGCTGCTGAGGCAGGGCTTGAGTGGTACGTCTGGCGGACGAGTGAGGACTCTCGTGTGCGTTCTGCTCATGCTCACATGGATGGTGTGATTATCCCTTGGGGCGAGGCACCGGCACCGGAGTTGCTTAACCATGAGAAGTCGCAGGGGAATTACCATGCGGGAAACATTTATAATTGCCGCTGCTATCCTGAGCCGCTTATCAGGTTTGACCAGGTGGCGTGGCCAGCTAAGGTGTACCGAAACGGCAAAATCGAGCGCATGGGCATAAAACAATTCAAACGATTACTACCTGGAGGTGAGCTATGAGCAAGGCATATTTTGGCTCACGAATCTCCGACCACATCCTTAAAACGCCAGAAGGCTTTTTGATTTGCAAAGATGTACCGATTGCACGCACAGGCACGCAGCAGTATCGAGGCTGCGAGTTCGGCGGTCCGGTCGCTGATGGCATTTATAATGTTCAGCGTCCTGAAGCTGAAGTCTTTGACCGTGCTGCCGTGGCAAGCTTTGAAGGCAAGCCTGTATGCGATGAGCATCCGGAAGAAGATGTAACCCCTGATAACTATGGGCGGTACATGAAAGGCGTGTGTCGCGATGTGCGTCGTGGCGATGGCGATTTGAGTAATTGCCTGGTCGCTGATTTGGTTATTTACGATGCTGACCTCATCAATAAGATTGAGGCCGGCAAACGCGAGATATCTTGCGGCTATGACTGCTTGTGGAATCCGACGAGTGATTCTAGCTATGACCAGCTGGAAATCCGCGGTAACCATGTAGCGGTTGTTGATAGAGGCAGAGCGGGGCACAAGGTGGCCATCCGTGATACTGCCGACGATAAAAAAGGAGGTACAAAAATGTCTAAATCTTTGATTGGACGTATCCTGCGAGCGCTTGCTCGCGACGAATCTACTACACCGGAGGACATGGAGGCTGCCGCTAAATTGGCAGGTAGCTCTGATGCTGAGCCACGTCCTCAGCCTGCACCAGCTCCTGCTCCAGCAGCTCCCGCAGCTCCTGCAACACCTGCACCTGCTGCTGTGCCGCAGCCTGACAATAAACCTGCTGCAATGGATGAGGCTACCGAGGCACGTTTTAAGAAAATTGAAGACGCGCTGGAAGCTATCAGCTCTAAGCTGAATCCTGCACCGCCTGCTGCTGAACCTAAAAAGGACGCTCTGGATGCTCTGGAGGAAGAGCTCCAAAACAAAGCGCCTGCTGCTGAACCAGCTCCTGCTGGCGACGAGGATGATGTAATTGAGCCGCCAGAAGATATCAATGCACAGGATGCAGAGCCGGAAGAAGATGTTGAGGGCGAGTGTGCTCCCGACGCTAAAGAAGCACGTGACGCAGCTATGGTATTACTGAAAAACCTGAAGCCTGCTGTTGCAGCTATCCCAAATGAAGCACAACGCAAACGTGCGGCCGACTCTCTGGCTATCCTCATCAAAGGCTCTATGCGACTGGATACTCAATATGGCAAGCTGATGCAGATGCGTCGCCGCACTGCTGCGCAAGACAGCAAGCCTGATGATTACGATCTGGGACGTGAGATTGCAAAAAAATACAATCCCCACTATAAAAATCGTTAAGGAGGCAAAATGATATGAGTGGTAAAGCAATTGGTATCTCTATGAATTTTGGCTATCCCGGTAACTACGCCCGCACTCCGGACGATATCGTGGCCAGCCGTCTGTTAAACGAGGAAAGTGAAGCTATCCCATTTGGTGCTGCTGTCTGCATTAAAGACGATAATACTTATACTGCTGTTGGTGCTGCAACTACCGCTGCCGATGTTGCTGGCATTGCGCTGCGTGTTGTTAAGCAGGCAGTGTCTTATGCAGAGCAAAATAAAACCGAGTATCAGCCTGGCCAGTATATGTCCGTCCTGGAGCGCGGCGCTGCTACCGTTGTATGCAATGTTGGCCAGCCTAAAGCAAACGGTAAAGTATACGTTCGCGTTAAAGCTAACACATCTATTGCTAACGGCGTAGTTGGTGGTTTTGAAGCTGCGGCCGACAGCACTAACACCATTGAAATTCCGAATATGCGCTGGACTAGCGGCGCAATGGATGCAAATCGAGTTTGTGAGGTTACTCTGCTGACACGTGCTTCTGCGTAATATAAGGAGGTATAAATAATATGACAACTGGAAAATTTGGCTTTTATAGCCCGGACGCCGGGATGCGTAATCTGGGTAATTTTGCCATGCAGAATGGTGGTCGTAAAAGATTCCGCGGCTCTGCATGGGATGCTGCTGCCAGCTCTGGCATGGCGTACATTACAGGTGAGCTTGAGAAGGTTGATCCTAAGCTGCGCGAACCGCTGACTAGCGTAACCTGGCAGCGCGATATTGTCGCCAAGACTGGCGGCGGCTGGGTAGAATTCACTTCTACTTTTGATGTTGACTATGCTACTTCTGGCGCCAACGCTAACAGTATCACTGCTCCCGGTGCTACTACCATCCCTGTAATGCAGGTTAACACCAGCAAGAACATGTTCAAAGTATCCACCTGGATGCACGCTATGCAGGTACCGTTTATTGACCAGGCAAAGATGAAGCAGATTGGCCGAAATCTGGAAGATTTGCTGGATAAGGGCGTTAAACTCAACTACAACAAAACGCTGGACCTCAATGTATACAACGGCTTCAAGGAGGCAGGTACTACTGGTCTGCTGAATGATCCGGCAGTTGTTACCTACACTGTTGGTAATGGTGCAAATGGCACTGCAGCATGGAACACTAAAACCGCGGATGAAATTCTGCATGACATCAACAATGCGCTGGTGGATGCATGGGCTGCGTCTGAGTACGACATGAAAGGCATGCCGAATCATATCCTGATTCCGCCTAAGCAATACGCTTATATCACCATGCAGAAGGTTTCCGATGCCGGCAACATCTCCATCATGGAGTACCTGATGCAGAACAATATTGCTAAAGAGCAGGGCGGCTCTATCACCATTGAGCCTTGCCGTTGGTGCATTAAGGCTGGCACTGGTCAAAAAGACCTCATGATGGTTTATGTCAACGATGAGGATATGGTCAACTTTGATTTGACTGTGCCTATCACTCGCGCGTATACTCAACCGTCTGTTGAGCGTGCCGCCATCCTGACTTTATTTGCAGCGCAAATCGGCCAGGTCAAATTCATGTATTACCAGCCTGTCGCATACCACATTGGTATCTGATTAGGCAATATTCTAGCCAGGCGTTTATCGTCTGGCTTTTTTATTTGAGGAGGACAATCAATGGTTATTTTAACTAAAAAACGCTTTGGCTTTGTAAAGCAGGACGGCACTGAACGCATTGATGCGGAACGTTTTTTGACTAAGGGTGGTATGGAAATTGAGAATGCTCCCGAGTGGATTGCTACTGATCCGCTGTATGCTTTGGCTGTTGAATCTGGCGACCTTGTGCCGGTTAATGGTAAAACTCCGAAGGCTGAGGCAGAAGCTGTTGCCAAAGCCAAGCAAAGCAAAGCGGAGGATAAAAGCGAATAAGGAGGTGCACTATGTACCATCCGCTGATTGCTCAGGCGAGCAATATCAAAACGCATGATAATCCTCCCTACACCAAGGAGATTTTTCTGGCATTCTACCCGCAGTTTAGCGATAAACTGCCGGATGTTGTGCTGGAAAGCTTTTTGCAGCTAGGGCAGGATTGCGTTTCTCAGCAGCGCTACGGCAAGATGTGGCAGCACTGCATCGGCCTGTTTGTGGCTCATATGTGTACGCTGTACATGCAGAGCGCTGCTGACGCAGAATCGCCTGCTGCAGATGTCCTTGCCGCAGCGCAGGCCGCTGGTGTGGTTACGAGTGAGTCTGCTGATGGCGTGTCTTATTCCATGGATACGTCCGCGCTTTCACAGGACCTTGCTGGTTGGGCGGCGTTCCGTTTGACCGCGTTTGGCGTGCAATTTGCTACATTAGCTCGACTTGTGGGCAAGGGAGGCATGTATGTATGGTGAGCGTAAAAACTTCCCATAGAACGGCCAACGGCGGCCTACAGGGACTAATGGACAGAGTGCAAGCTTTGAGCAACAACAAGCTTTATGTTGGTATCCCGCAGGAGAAAACATCTCGTGGCGATGAGCCTATCAATAATGCGAGCCTGCTGTACATCCATACTCATGGCATCCGGCGTAGGTCCATGCGTGAAGAAATGCAGGGCTATATGGATCAGGGCATGGAGTACAGCCTGGCTTATCAGTTGTATGTCCAAACACATGGCTCGCCGCTCTGGCACGCTCCACCGCGTCCTGTGATTGAACCGGCCATCGCAAAGCACCACCGTGAGATTGCAGAAGAATACGCTAAGGCTGTAAAGGCTGCTATGACTGGCGATGGAGCGAGAGCTGATGCTTTTATCAAACGCACGGGCCTGCTGGCGCAGAACATCTGCCGCAAATGGTTCACGGATGCCGAGAATGGCTGGCCGCCGAACTCTCCGAAAACTGTAGATAAAAAGACCAAGGGCAAGGGCGGTAAAACCAATCCGCTTATTGATACCGGTGCTTTGCGTAAGGCTATTGTTTATGTGGTAAGGAGTGATTGACGTGGTTAATGTTGGCAGAGTGGTGCGCAGCAAGCGTTTAGGCTGCCAGCGCATTACTGTCAAACGCTACGCTGCGAGTTGGCACGATGGAGCTTATGGCCGAGATGCAGACAATCCTATTGTGCTGCAGGTGGCGGCGATTGTTACCGTTGCCCAGCCCAAAGATTTGCAGTTATTGCCTGAAGGCGACCGTGTCACCGGAGCAATGAAGTTCTTGACGAACGTGGAGCTGCACGCGACCAATGGCGAGTCCATCAGTGATGAGCTCGAATGGCGCGGAGCACGCTACAAAATCCTCACGGTTACCCCTGATATTGATTACGGTTTTTACCGTTCTATCGGGACGCGATTGGATGGTGACGGTGTTGGTTAAAAATATTGCTGAATTTGAATCTTTAATGTGGGCAGAGCTGATGGACATCCTCGGGTATGATGCCAAGACAATACCGCCACCTGTACGTCGCTCGTGGCCTGCTGATGGTGCTCCGGATTGGATGATTACGGACAACGTGGTCTTTATGCAGTGCACCGAGGCAGCAGAGGACATCATGCAGCCTATTGATGAGCGTTGGGAAGCTTCAGGGCGTGATTTTTTGCGCGAGAGCGCCAGTACACGCACCATGCAGCTACGCCTGAATGCTTATGGGCCTGCCTGCTATGAATCGCTTTTGCAAATTCGCCTTGAGCTGCTGCGTGGCCGGCCGAAGCTCAAAAAACAAAAAATCTATATTATTCCCGGCAAGGATTCCATCCAATATGCGCCTGAACTATTTCAGGGGCGTTGGTGGAAGCGTGCCGATTTGACTTTATATTTTAATGTACTGATCAGCGTTGAATCTATTGTGAAAGCAATTGAAGAAGTCAACGTTACGATTAAAGCAAACGAGCCTGGTACGAGTGATGTTATCCTTGAGCCAGGTGAAATTATTATTAAGAAAGGGTGATTTAGTTGGCTTATAAATTGGACTTATCTCCGATTGTCGACGTGGTTATCAACCTGTCTGCTAAGGCTGCTGCTCGTAAGGGCTTTAACCTTGGCCTGATTATTGGCAAGTCTGAGGTTATTCCGGCGAATGAAAGGGTACGTATTTATACAAGCGCTGCTCAAATGCTGACTGACGGTTTTGCGGAAACGTCTGCAGAATATAAGGCTGCTCAGCTTTATTTTGCTGCTACGACCAGCCCTCGTAAGCTGGCGGTGGGCGTAAAGCTGGTAGAAGACGAGAATTTAACTGCTACGCTGGAGGCTTGCCGTGCTGCTAACTCTCAGTGGTGGCCGTTTAGCTATCTGGGCGCTGAGGACGTTGACATTAAAGACTGTGCAGCTTGGTGCGAGAGCGCTGTACCTGACAGCGTCTACATGTATACGACTGCTGATAAAAGCGTACTTGACGCATCTGGCGATGCAAAGAGCATTTTTAAGGCTTTGCAAGATAAAAACTACCGTCGCAGCTTTGGCCAGTATTGTGGTGACACAGATACTCCTGATGCTGTTGCAGCTACTATGGGCTACGCGATGGGCGCTAACCGTGGCCTTGCTGGTGACTCATTTACCTTGGCGTATAAAACTCTGCCAGGTGTAAAAACAGATGACCTGTCTGAATCTCAGGTAACCCATGTGTGTGGCAGTGCTGAATCTACAGGTCATAACGGTAATGTATATATTACTCGTGGCGAGGAATACGATGTTTTGCAGCAGGGCTATATGGCTGATGGCACGAGCTTTGATGAGGTGCTGTATCTTGATATGCTGCGTAATGACATTACTTTTAATGTCATGGACCTGCTGTATCAGCGCCGCAAATTGCCGCAGACTGAAGCTGGCGTTACAAGCATTATTAATGTTATCAATGATGCTTGTCGTAAGTATGTAAAGTTAGGCTTTATCGCTCCGGGCAAGTGGAACGGTGCCGAGTGCCTGAATCTGCAGACAGGTGATTACCTGCCTGATGGCTATCTGGTGCAGAGCGAGCCTATTGACGAACAGTCTCAGGCTGACCGTGACAAGCGCAAGGCTCCACCGATTTATGTATGTTGCAAGCTGGCTGGTGCAATCGAATTTGTTACCATCCAGGTTAATGTTAACCGCTGAGGAGGCTATCTGAATGGAATTAACTACTTACAGTTTTGCTGATCTGGCTGGCTCTATTAATCATCCGACGTTTGGCTCTTACCTGTTTGATGGTACTGGCGTTGGCTCTGTAACCGTTGCTAAGGCCACCGACCGCACTGCTCATGATATTGCTGCAGATGGCTCAGTAATGGTATCTAAGATTGCGGGCAATAATGGCACCGTAACCATTGAATGTCAACAGACCTCTGCTATCCATAAATGGCTGAGCGCCTGGTTTAACGCACTGTGGCAACTGCCGACAAGCGAATGGGCAAGCACAAGCATGACGTTGCGTAATACCGCTACTGGTACCCGCCACATCATCTCCGGCGTATCGCCGCAAAAAGAGCCTGACACTCCGTACCAGAGCCAAGGCCAGCGCGTATCCTGGACACTGATGTGTGCTGAGATTACTAATCTGCCAATTTGACGATGGAGGTCTGAATCATGCTTAAACAAAAAACACAAGTTGTGGAGGTGGCTGGCAAATCCTACCAGCTCACTAAGATGGACGCTCGCACAGGCAGCTATGTTGCTTTTAAGGTTGCGGGCGTGCTTGCGCCGTCTGGCGGCAAAACAGCCGAGATGGCTGCTGCTCTCATGGGTATGCCACGTAAGGATTTTGATGAGCTGCAATCCCTGCTGCTTCGCACTGTTAATCGTTTGATTGATAACGGTAATGGCCAGCAGTTGCCCGAACCTGTCTTGACGGCTAAGGGTGATTTTGTTGATGAGGCTCTGGCGTATGATGCTGCCAGCGTTATCCAGCTGACTGTTCATGCGTTGATTTTCAATGTCGGAGGTTTTTTCGCCGCAGCCGGGTTGAATCTCCCGGCAGAATTGACGGGCAAACCTACGAGCCGATGAGTTATCCGACGCTTGATGCTTTCGCCTTTGCTCCTGTTGTTGCAGGGCTTTGGCGGCAGCACGAGCTGAGTGATGGCACGTATGATTTTGATGATTTGCTGGACGCTCATGAGCTTTTAGCAGTCAAAGCAGAAAACGCACGGCGGATGCAGGACGCCATGAGAAAGGAGTAGGCTAATGAGCAATATATTAGAAGAATATCTTGTCCGCATCGGTGCAGAAGTCGACAAGGACGCTTTTGCCGGAGCTGCGAAAGCTATCAATAATCTATCCGGTATGCTCGGGAAATTAGGCTCTATCCTTAAATATGGCGCTATCTTTGCGGGGCTGGCAAAGGTTACGGAAGCTGTCATTGATAACATTAAGGCTGTGGCCGGCGCCGATTTGGAATACCAAAAGCTGGCGCAATCAATGTGGGTGACAAAAGACACAGCTAAAACCTTGAGTGTGGTCCTGAAGACCATGGGCGCTTCGCAGGAAGATGTGGCATGGGTGCCGGAGCTGCGTGAGCAGTTTTTCCGTCTGCGTCAGGAGATGTCAGAGCTGTCTACTCCTGCAGATGCTGACGGACAGTTAGCCTGGATCCGTGAGATTGGTTATGACGTGCAAAGTCTGCAGCTCAAATTAAAAATGTTCAAGGAGTGGGTGGTCTACTACCTTATCAAAGAGCTGCAGCCATATATCAAAGAGTTTCAAGAATTTATTCGCTGGCTCAATGATAAATTTGGCAAGAGCTTGCCTGCGCTGGCGCGCAAGGTGGCCAGCGTGTTGGCGAGTGTTGTTCGTGTAGCCATGTCGCTGGTTAAGGCTCTAAAATGGCTGTTTGAAGGCATTTATAATTTTATTGACGCGCTGCCAAGTAAAACAAAGGCTTTAGTAGCGGTGTTTGCCGTCGTTGGTGCTGCCATCATGGCAGGTCCGTTTGGTTTGATGATGATGGCCATCGGCACTGCACTCATCATGCTGGAGGACTTCTTTGGCTATCTTGAGGGGCGCGAATCATCCGAAACATTGAAGCCGCTCTGGAAATGGCTCACGGATGAGAATAATCCTCTGCGTCGTCTTATTGAAAAGCTTGAGGAAGGCATTGCGTTTATCCTTGAGAAGCTTACGGAGCTGTTTGAAAAAGTCTTTACGGAAGAGCGGCAGGAAAAGCTCAAAAAGACTGTAGCTAATATTGCTAAGGGCGTTGCTGAAATTGCCGAAGGTCTGGCGACGATTGTCGAGAGTATTTTTGGCAAAAAGTATCCTGTTGTGAAGAAATTCTGGGACTTCTTTTTGCTGGCTGTTGGCAAGGTAGTAGATAAGGTGCTCATATTGACAAATAGTATGGGACATCTTATGCAAGCCTTAGGCAAAGCTATGCAGGGCGATTTTGCTGGTGCTAAAAAAGAATTGCAGCTAGGCTCTGCTGCTGAAGGTGCAGACAGCGAACGTGCCCAATACATCCGCGACAAGCTGATGTCATTAGGTTGGTCTAAGGCTGCTGCGTCCGGTATTGTCGGCAACTTAGTGCAAGAGTCCGGCTTGCGCACAGACGCTGTAGGTGATGATGGTACATCTGGCGGCATAGCTCAATGGCACAATGAACGTTGGGAAGCACTCAAACGCTATGCTGCTGCTCGTGGCAAGGAATGGACCGACCTTGATACTCAAATTGCATATCTTGACCATGAACTGCGCACGAACGAGAGTGAAGCAGGCAACAAACTGCGTAATGTGCAGGACGCTGCCGAAGGTGCAAGTGTATTTATGCATGAGTTTGAGCGGCCTGACATTTTTTCCGCGAATGAGGACGATCGTGCTGCCAACGCTATGGTTATCTATAACAAAGATAAAGAATCTGCCGAGAATGCTACTCATGGTGGCGGCGGGTATAACAGCCTTGTTGCTCCTACGAGCTATGCTGCAGGTTTTGCTGCAGGTGGTACTGCCGGTCTTATGCCAATGGCGAACAGTACGGCAAATTATAACGGTGGAGTTGTAAATGTTGGCGGTATTGTGGTTAATTGTGGCAGTGTCAATGATCCTCAGGGCGTGGCTAAGGCTGTGGAAGGAACAATGGAAGATTTTGCCCAGCGTCTGGCAGCGCATAACGGAGGGACGGTGTTTGTATGAGCTTAATGGGTACAATGAACACTTTAAATGGTATCTGGGGCGCTAATAATCTGGTTGCTAAGCTCACGGGCAATAAATCATTTAAGACTAATGATGGTTATAGTCCATCTGTTTGGGGCAGTGGTCTAGGAGCACAACAGGTGCTTATGGTCAAAACGAACATTGGCGGCTATTTTTTTGATGCTGTTTTTAGCGTTGATACTGAACATAGCCTGACGGTTACCCAGCATCCTGTGCAGACTGGCGCAAATATCAGTGACCATGCTTTTGTTAATCCTATCCGTATGACGATGCAGATTGGCGTATCTGATGCCATGGCTTATCGTACTGGTGCTGATTATGGTGGTGATGGCGGCACAAAATCTGTACAGGCCTATCGCTTACTCTGCAAGCTGCAGGAGCTGCGTATACCAATGCAGGTTGTTACGCGTCTGAACACGTACCAGAATATGCTTATTGAGAGCATTGATGTGAGCGATGATGTGTCGACGCTCTGTGCTCTTAAAGCTACGGTGAATCTTGTGCAGGTGTTGGTTGTAAATGTTGGCACGGAGAAAGTCTCGGCGCGTCAGTGGACTACAGGTACACAGCGCAAATCGCAGGAAGTGCAGCCTAAAGGCGACAACAGTACGATTTTGCGCAAAGTAGAAAAGGGCACAGGTCTGGAGGTGAAGTGGTAATGAGCTATTATGAAATACCATTGACTACCACGCCTTTCGACCAGAAGACTTTTAAGCTGACGCTGGATGGCGAACGCAACATCAACATCCTGCTGAAGCTACGCTATTATGATTTGTACGAGTTGTGGGTGGCTGATGTCTGCGACAATAGCACAGGCAAAGAGTTGATTACAGGTATGCCATTGGTGCCTGGCATTGATCTGTTAGGTCAGTACGCTTACCTGAATATTGGCAGTGCTCAAATCGTGGCTGTTGGGCCTACCACGCAGGAGCAGCCTGATAATGAGACATTAGGCTCAGCCTGGGTGCTTTTGTGGGGTGATGGCTCATGAGCAGTTATCTGTGGATGAGAAAGTGGAAAATCCTTGTTGTGGATGATCAGGACAAGGAGGCCCTGAATGTTTCTGACCTGCATGTGAAGTTTACGGTCAAAAAATCTCGTGAAATAAATAATTACTCCACCGTGGAAATTTACAATCTTACTGCAGCAACCGAGCAGAAAATCCTTAAGGAAGGCGACCGTATCATCATTGAAGCCGGTTATGAAGGCTATCTGACTACATCTGCAGATGGCTCCGTCCAGGAAGCAAAGGATGCTGAAGGCAATACCCAAGAGAAACAGTACGGAGTTATCTTTGACGGTAAAATTATTTATCCATCCCGGCGCAAGGAGAATAACACGGATTACGTGTTATCGCTCCTGTGTGTGGATGGCGCTAATGTGCTTGCTAAAAATTTTATTTCTAAAACTTTAAACAAGGGCGTAAACCAACGTCAGATTTTGGATGCGGTCTGCGAAAAGTCAAAAACAAAAATTCCTACGAATAGTATCACGCAGGGCCTGTCCGGACAAAAGCTGCCGCGGGGTAAGGTTATTTTTGGCGAGCCTAAAGATTATATATCCGATATTGCCCGCGGCAACGGGGCCAGCTATTGGGTGAATGATGGCAAGCTGAACATGATAAAGCTTGCCGACGTTGCCAAGGATGAAGCCATTGTGCAAACACCTACAACCGGGCTTGTCGGGATGCCGACGCAGACGCAGTATGGCGCAAATTTTAAGCTGCTGCTGAATCCCGCTGTGCATATGTGGTCTTTGGTGCAATTAAAAAACAGCGAGATTGCGGAAGCACAGGTTACTCCAGGTCAGGCGCAGATGCCGCTTGACGATGAATGGATATATCAAGTTATCGAGCTGACGCATACTGGTGATACGATGGGTAATGATTGGTATACGTCCTGTACGGCTGTTTCTCGCTATGGTAAGGGCGTACTGCCTGCCCTCATGGCCAACAATTCGCAAAATCCGAACGGAGTGTGATTATTATGATTGATTTGAATTTGCGCACGCCGAACGTCGAACGGCAGGGAGAATTGGATGCTCGTGCCGCTGCAATCAAGACGCGCGTGTGTGTGCCAGGTATCATCCAGAGCTTTGACGCTGCCGCTCAGACTGTTACTGTGCAGCCAGCGTTGCGGGAAAAAATGCTTGCAGATGGTGATGAAACGTGGGTAGATATACCGCTCTTGGTTGATGTGCCTATCGTCGTACCACGTGCAGGAGGTTATGCACTGACGCTGCCTATACAGGCAGGAGACGAGTGCCTTGTGGTGTTTGGCGATATGTGCATGGATGGCTGGTGGCAGAGCGGAGGCGTGCAGAATCAAGTCGAATGTCGCAGGCATGACCTGTCTGATGGCTTTGCTATTATCGGCGTGTGGTCGCAGCCTAGAGTAATCCCTGGCTATAGCACAGGCTCTGCTCAGTTGCGCAATGATGCAGGCAGTGCATACGTAGAGCTTGCCGGTGACACGATTAACATCGTAGGCGGCACGGTAAACATTAAAGGGAGGCGGGTGAACATCAATGAGTAGTGCAACGCGTTTAGGCGATTTGGATACCGGTCATGATGCCTGCGCTCCGACAGCGCTCGTATCGGCCAGCCCTAACGTATATATTAACGGGCGCGCTGCAGGACGTGTGGGCGACAGTTATGCGCCGCACGGCTGCATCAATCATCCGACGCATAGCGGCGTTATCGCAAGCGGCAGCAGCTCCGTTTACATTAACGGCCGTGCTGCAGGGCGGATAGGCGACGCGGTTAGCTGTGGTGGCACTGTAGCCGAAGGCAGCAGCAATGTGTTTATTGGAGGCTGATATGCAGGTTAGACGTTTAGACGACAATTGGGACTACTGCTTTGGTCGTGGCTCTCAAAATTACATCAGCGGCATCGAAGCTGTCGGGCAGGCGATAAAGCAGCGCCTGCTCTTGCTTTATGCCGAATGGTGGGAAGACCTACAAGATGGGCTGCCGTTGTGGGAGCAAATCTTAGGCACGTCCGGCAGTGATGAGAACAGGCAGGCTGTAGATATTATTATCCGTGACCGTATAAGCGGCACGGAAGGCGTGCAGTCTGTCACGTCTTTTGAATCATCTTACGAACGCAGACATTATAAATTCATGGCGACCGTAGAGACTATCTACGGTTCGTTGACTATTAGTAGCGAGGAGGTGCAGATGTGACGTATTTTAAGCCTTATGTTGATAGTACGGGACTGCATATCCCTACCTACAACGATATTTTAGAAGATATGATTACTAGCATGAAGCAAATCTATGGTGATGATCTCTATCTGGACAACAGCTCTCCCGATTACCAGCTGCTATCCATTTTTGCCCTCAAGCAAAGCGATACGCTGCAGGCTATGGCTTATGCCTATAACGCACGCTCTCCTGAGACTGCTATTGGCACATCGTTGGACAGCGTGGTCAAGCTGAACGGTATTAAGCGTAAGGCGGCCAGTAAGAGTACTTGTCAGGTTAAAATCACCGGTACGCCGTTTACGCAAATCGTTGACGGTGCTGTGCGTGACCGCGCTGGCCTGACGTGGGATTTGCCATCTAGCGTGGTTATTGACTCTAGCGGAACGACTTACACTGTTGCGACCTGCCGCACAGCCGGAGCTGTGAGCGCTCTGGCTGGCGATATAACGCAGATTGAAACGCCGACTTACGGCTGGGTGTCTGTGACGAATGAAGTTGCTGCAGTGCTGGGTAATGCGCAGGAGACTGATGCGCAGCTGCGCGAACGTCAGACGATTAGCACTGCGAATCCGTCGCAGACGATGCTGGACGGGACTAAAGGCGCGATTGCTGCTCTTAAAAATGTTTCCCGCTACGCTGTGTACGAGAACGATACCAACGTCAGCTCTGTAACGGATGATAATCCGTATGGCCTGCCAGCTCACTCCGTGACCTGCGTGGTCGAGGGCGGAACAGATGAGGACGTGGCAGAAGCTATATTTTTGCATAAGGGCATCGGCTGCTATACGAACGGCGATGTTGAAGTGCAGTATACGGACCAAAACGATTATATAAACCGTGTGCGGTTTTTCCGTCCTGTCTATAAGGATATTTTTGTTAAAGTCGTGCTTAAAAAATATACAGGCTATATCTCCACTATGACTGTCAAAGTCCGCGAGGCTGTTTATAATTATCTGGCCGCGCTGACGATTGGCAGTGACGTGTCTGCGTCGGTGCTGAGCAATATCATTACCGACTGTAATCCGTCGCTGACGAAGCCTATCTTTGGCATTAAAGAACTTAAGCTAGGCTTGAGCAAGTCGTCCATGGCAGCGCAGGATATTGATATCGGCTTTAAAGAGATTCCTGATCCTGCGTATGCAAATATTGAGGTGACGCTGGAATGATGCAAAAGCTTGATTATTATAAGCGGCTGGTTACGAGCGAATATCGCCACAGCCCACGCTTTACGGCAATGGTGCAAAAGCTCGTTAATTATGGTCTAGATATTGATGACAGCATCAATAATATGCTACTGGCGTTTGAGGTCGACAATGCCAGTACTGCTCAGCTTGATATTTTAGGGCAGATTGTTGGTGTAAGCCGCCAACTTAAATTTGAGCCGTCTGCTGCTGCCATTGGTGAGGTTATCTGTCCATCGCCTGCTGAAATGGCAAGCGGTGAGGTCTATCCGATAATATACACGCCTGCACCTGACAAGCTGGCAAGTACGCCTATGCTTACAGGTTATCCGCCGGCGGAAATGGGCGAGGGCAATTTGCTTGACGATGACGTGTTTCGCCTGATGATTAAGGCGAGAATTATCCAGAACACATGGAAAGGCACAATTGGTGAGCTGTACGATTTGTGGGACGCTGTCATGGGCGTTAATAAAAAACTGTCCATCGAGGATTTGCAGGATATGAGCTACAACATTGTTCTACAGGGCGATTATACGCAACTGGAAGAAGAACTCATCATCCATGCTTACGTTATCCCGAAGCCGGAAGGCGTGCGTATCAATGTGCTGACGTTTGTATCGACAGATGGCTTGCCTTTGTTTAGCTATGATTATAATACTATGCGTTACAGTGGTTATGCGAGCCATTGGGCGGAAGCAGAAAAGGGGAATTGATAAATGGCAAACAGCAATTTTAAAGTATTCGCTGAATCCGTGGCGGCGCTGAATGTCGTGAGCGACGCAGAATATGCTACAGACACCCAGCGCATTAATGGTGTTGTTCCGGGATTGGCCTCAGCGGCGTTGCACAACAAGTTATATAAGCAGGCTACCATCATGGCGGCAGCTTTGGCGCAGGTCCTTGTCGAGCAAGGGCAGGACGCTTTGGACAGTGATTATGCTGCGCTTGTAGCGTCGCTGAAAAAATCTTTGGTGTTGTCGCTGAACGGGGAGAAGCCCGATAAAAATGGCAACATCCAGAAAAATTTTGTCTATAGCGTTGAGGGCAAAAAACCGGACAGCAACGGCAATGTGTCTTTGAATATCGATTATCTCAACGCGATGAGCTTTGTAGGCTCTGTGGTAATCACCCGCGACAACATCAACCCTGGCACAAAGATTGGCGGTACATGGCAGCTGCTGCAGAGTGGTCGCTATATCCGCACTGCAGGCGATGGTTATGCTGGTGGTACTTTAGGTGGCAGTGATAGCTTTGTGCTTACGCAGAAACAACTGCCTGCACATAGCCATGAAGCTACAATTTATGGCGTGACCAATTTCGAAGGCTCGTTTATTGGAGCTAACCAAGTAGGATTAGATGGTGGTAAAACTACAGGCTGTTTTAGGCGCACAGGCGAATGGGCTGGCACATGCGCGCATAAGGGGGATGCCCGTGAGGTAATAAAATTCTCCGGCAACCATACACATCAAATAACCATCCAATCTACCGGTAACGGAGAAAAAGTAACCTTCGAGCCGTCTTATCTGTGTTTATACTTTTGGGTGCGTACTGCGTGAGGTGAAGTAAATGAGTAATGCAAGAATACAGTTTAGCCTTGCTGCAGAGGATGCGTGGACCTCCTATAATCCTTTGCTCAAAGAAGGCGAAATCATCACAGTCTTAAAGGCTAATAAAAAAGTTAAATTGGTGCAGGGCAAGGTTGGGGGATCGACGTACAATGAGAGCACTGTGATTTGGGACGAGGATGAGGCGCAGGCTATTATGAGCCGTACAGAGGCTGCTGCTGTAACTGCTAATGCGCAGGCTGCTGCTGCAAGTGATAGTGCGTCTGCCGCTGCTGACTCTCAAGCTACTGCTGCAACGTTTGCAACGAATGCTAAAGCAAGTGAGAACGCTGCCAAAACTAGCGAGACAAAGGCTAAAACATATGAAATTGCTGCTGGTAAATCTGCTACGTCTGCGTCAACGTCTGCTGCTACAGCAACTACGCAGGCTGGTCGTGCTGCTGACAGTGCAACGGCTGCTGCTGGCTCTGCGTCTCAGGCTAGCACGTTTGCAAGTACTGCGACTAGCAAGGCCACGGCTGCCGACAAGAGTGCCACGGCTGCCGACAAGAGTGCCACGGCTGCAGACAAGAGTGCCACGGCTGCAGACAAGAGTGCCACGGCTGCAGACAAGAGTGCCACCGCTGCAGCTGCATTAGCTGTAACCGCCAGCGACAAAGCGAGCGAAGCTGCAACGTCTGCAACGAATGCAGCGGTTAGTGCAACGAGTGCTGCTGGCGCTGCTGAGGAAGCGCAGGGACTTATCAGTAAAGCAGAGTATGGTTTTTTGGAGCGTAACAAAAAATACGCCATTGGTGATATTGCCTACACTACGCAGCTCCCGGCAGGTTACTACCTGGAGTGCGTAACCGCAGGAACTACGGGCAATGCTGAACCCACCATTAGCGTGGAATCAGAAAACGTAAATGATGGTACAGTAAAATGGGGCGTAAAGAGTATACAAGACGCTAGCAAATTAGGCTTGCCTGTTGGCTTTGAAGCATTTACAACAAACCCAAACCTGCAAGCTGGATGGTTGCCCTTGCTGGGTGGCGAATATAGCCGTACCACCTACGCTGACCTTTGGGCGTGGGTGCAGACACAGAACGGCTATCTAGTTGAAGAATCAGCATGGCAAGCTAAGGCTGCTGCTAATGGTGGCAATGTACCTTTTTATAGCAAGGGTGATGGTTCTACTACATTCCGTGTACCTGCGCTGAAATGTTGGGTGCGTGGTGCTGGTAGCATTAGTGAGGTTGGTGGTTACCTTGCTGCTGGCTTACCGAATATCACAGGTACATTATTAGGCAGTGGTTCAAATAGTATCAATAATGAAACTTCCTTTACAGGGGCATTTGCATACACTAATGCTGTGCTATCTAAAACCTATGGTGCTTCTGAAAAGAACGAAAAATATAATAGTAGTGCGGATTTTAAGGCATCCCTCTCTAACTCCATCTACGGCTCATCTGACACAGTACAACCTCCATCCATCATAGGCTTATGGTGTGTAAAGGCTTATGGCACTGTTACAAATGTTGGTAGCACGGATATAAGTAATATTAGCACAGGGCTGACGCAAGCGGAAACACGCATTAGTGCATTGGAAAATCATGGTGCCGGAGCTACTGTTGTAGAATCTTATCGCAATGGTACTGAATGGTATCGTGTATGGTCTGATGGGTGGGTAGAACAGGGTGGCCACGTTCTTGCGGGCACATCGTCTAGTGTAATTACTGTAAATTTCTTAAAGCCTTTTGCAGATACCGATTACGTAATGTATGAAGGGGTTCAGAGTACAGATTCTACTACATCAACCACATATCGTGGCGTTGGTGTACGGTGTGAGAATACTACGGATGTCCATTCGAAGACTGGTTTCAAGATGCTAAAACATCCTTATGCAAGTAAATATTGGTACGCCTGCGGACAAGGAGCGTGATACACATGATAGGAACAAAAATCTACAAGAACGATATGAACAACTACACTGAATGTGCTATTTGGTGTAATGCTAATAATGCTACTATTGAGGATAAAGGTGCTTATTACGAGGTTGTAACCTTACCGCTCCCGACATTGGAAGAAATTAAGGCTGCCAAAATCGCAGAGCTTAAACAACAACGTGACGGAGCAGAAGTAGAGCCTATTACCTACAACGGCAACAGCTATGACTACGACGACAAAGCTCGTGAGCGTATCAACGCAGCTATCATTGCGTTGGACGTGCAGACGGCGCAGGCTCAGGCTACAGCGTCCATTGATTGGACTACGGCAGATAACAAAGATGTTAAGGTTACTGCTGATGATTTGCGTTGCGTTATCGCTGCCGTTGCCGTGCGCTCCAATCTCCTGCATATTGCTTACCGCAAGGCAAAGGCGCAGGTGGAAGCTGCAGGCACGGCAGAAGAAGTCGATGCTGTTTCATTAGAATTATAGGAGGTTTTCAAATGGATTTTTTAGCTTTACGTTATGCCGTTTATAATGCGGCGCATACTTTGACTCATGGCTTTACTTATAAATCGGTAGTAGGAGCTATTTTGGCGGTTCTGCTGCACAAGCACGCAGTACTGTTTATGGTTTTCTCCGCACTAGTGTTTCTGGACTGCTTCACTCGCTGGATGTCTTTGAGCTACAAGCGCCTGAATGGCATGGGACAAACTCCGTCTGTGATGCAGATTATTGGTGGCATTGAGGCAGCGCGTGCCGAAGGTCTTATCTCCAGCGAGGTCATGAAGCATCGTTTTGTTGGCAAGGTCATCGTGTACATCCTCTGCGTACTTGCCGCTGTACTGGTAGACTTGGCCATGATTACGCTGCATCAGCCTGTGTGGGCTGTTCCGCTGGTTGCAGGCTATCTCGTAATCACCGAGCTGCTGTCGATTTGCGAGAACCTCAACGATGCCGGTATTGAGGCAGTGCAAGGTCTTGTTAATGTTATCAAAAAGAGAAGAGGTTGATTCTTATGGCTATGTTATCTGCTCATTTTTCCGAGTCCGAATTTGCTTGCAAACACTGTGGCACACTGCCGACCTATGGCATCAGTAGCGTCCTGCTGAATGGTCTTGAATGCCTGCGCTCTCGTGTAGGCCGTCCGATTAATATCACCAGCGGCTATCGCTGCCCCACTCACAACGCTGCTGTGGGCGGTGTATCTAACTCTCAGCACGTCAAAGGCACTGCTGCAGATATCTATGTTGATGGCGTGTCTACACGCGAGCTGGCTCGTATCTGCAAGCAGATTTTTGATGGTGTTGGCACTTATGTATCGCAGGGCTTTGTGCATGTAGATATGCGTGCTGGCGGCTCTGTGCCAGGATATTATCTTTGGGAGGGCTAAGATGTGGAGAAAATATTGCGCAATTACTGCAGCTATATTTTGCTTGTTGTTGCCTGCCTCTGCATCGGCGGCATCATCGGCTACAACCTACACGATGACGGCGGAGGAAATGTCAGCACTCGACAGCAGGTTGAGTCTGCTGCTGCAGCAAACAAAGAGCACCAGGCAAGCGCTGGCAGAATCACAAGCAGCGCTGAACGAGTCGAGAGCAGAATTGAGCAAGCTCAAGACGGAATCAATAAAGCTGCAGATAGAGCTGCAAGCTCAGAGCAGCTTATTGGAGAGTGCCAACAAATCCTTGCAGGCATCCGCCAAAGAGGAAGCTCGCACCCGCCGCAGAATTAAAGCGCAGCGCAATGCTGCTATCGTTGTGGCCGTTGGTCTGCTTGCCTATGCTATTAATAAATGATGATTGATTGGGAGGTGGTGATATCTTAGGAGGTCTTGTGTATGGATGTCACTCGTAAGCGAGCGCGTGCGTGGTTACGTATGTGCTCACGAATCGAACTTGACCGTGCCATGGAAGAAGCACGGCTTACGGAGCAGCAGCGGGAAGTCATCGAGTTAATGTTTACCCGAGGCTTGTCCGTGGTTGCCATCAAATTACGCTGTAATATGGACGAGAGTACAGTAAAACGTATCCTTGCCCGCTCTTACGACAAAATCTACAATGTCATCATGTAACCTGCGCCCCAGTTAAGCTGGGGTGCTTTTTTTATGCCCTTTTATTGCGCTTTTGCACATCGCTTTTACCTATACAATGTAGACAGAAATGAGGTGAGCTTATGAATTTTGCAAATATGCCAAATCAACCGAACCTGCCGCCTATGCCGCAGCTCTTTGGTCAGCCAGCACAGCAGATGGCTCCAGCTGGTGAGATTGTATGGGTGCAGAGTGTCGACCAGCTCAATGCTTTAACTCTTCCACCTAATGCGTCAAGAATCTATATGAACTCTGCTGATGCGGAGTTTTACATCGTAACTACGGACAAAATCGGCATGAAATCTGTGGCAACGTACACGTTTTTGGAGAAACCTAAACCGCAGCCTGTCGAATACGTTACCAAGGCGGAGTTTGCAGAGCTTATCGCTCTGCTGAAAGGAGTGCAGAATGAATCCAATTTACCAAAGGCAGAATCAGCAGCAGCGTCAACCGCAGGCGGGCGACCTGCAGGTCATCAAGCAAAATCTCAATGATAAAATGCTGCAACAATTTATAGCCCAAGCCAAACAGCAAGGAATATCTGACAATGATATCAATGCTGGCTTGCGAATGCTCGGGTACAAGTAGGCATCACGCGCGATGTGCATTATTATAAAAGGAGGGATATCTTATGGATATCGGCGAAGCAATGGCGTTGACCAATAGCAACAATAATTGGATGAATAATCCTTTTATGTATCTCATCTGGTTGGCGTTTTTTGGCGGCGACGGTTTTGGCTTTGGCCGTCGTGGTAATGCCTTAACTCAGGCAGAATTGCAGGAAGGTTTTAACAATCAGAATGTAATGCGTGCCCTGGAAGGTATTAAAAACGGCGTTTGTGATGGTTTTTATGCTATGAACACAAATGCTCTGCAAGGTCAAAATCAGCTGCAGCGCGATATGTGTCAAGGCTTTGGTGCCGTAACGGCTGGCATTACTAATACTGGCTATCAGCTGGGGAACCAGATCACGGAGAACCGTTTTGCGGCTCAGCAGTGCTGCTGCGAGACTAATCGCAATATTGACAGCGTTAAAGCTGAGAATTACAAAAACACTTGTGAAATCACTACTGCTATCCACAGCGAAGGTGAAGCTACTCGTGCTCTTATCACTGCTAACCAAATTCAGGAGCTGCGTGATAAACTGGCAGACCGTGACCGTGAATTGCAAGCTGAACGCTATCAAGTTAGCCAGCTCACTCAAAACGGTACTATCATCGAGGCAGTGCGTCAGCTGTTAGGTCAGCGTGGTTGCGCTGGCTGCCAATATCTGACTGCTGCTTGATTGGCGGTGAGAGGTAATGGCTTATCTGAATAGTTATAATCTTGCTAGTCAGGCTCTGGAGGTTGGTAATGTTATTGCACTGGGGGCTAACGACGTGCAGTTTAGTGGGTGCTGCAATGGTTTGAGCCATGCAGCGGGCACTGGCATTATCAACGTCAAAGCTCCGGGTGTGTACGAAGTCAATGCTACGGTGACCGTTACTGCTACGGCAGCTGGTGCTATCGGGATACAGCTCTATAATGGTGCTGACGCTGTACCTGGTGCATCTGCTACACAAACAGCGGCTGCTGCTGGTGTGGTGACGCTGCCTATCAGTAAGTTGATCCGCGTGCGCCCGTCCTGTGCCGCTGTCGGTAATGCGGCAAATCTCAGCCTGCAGCTGACAGGTGGTGCCGGAACGGTTACCAGCGTCAATGTAGCAATACATCAAATCGCTTGATTTTATGCGGTATAGTCTTTAATGATTATACCGCATATTTTTTTATTTAAAATTTAAATTTATGACTTGCAATAATAAAAAAGTAGAGTTAATATACATATAATGAAGATGAAAGGTGGTTATGAACCATGAAAATTATTGATGTTATGCAACAATGGAATGATGATTGCAATGATTCTTTTCAAATGCTGGCTGGTGAATATTTTTTTGAACAACTCGAATACGATTGCAGCGAAATTGAATCTTTGAAAGCTACAAAATCGTATCTGGAAAAATTCACTGAGGCTGATTTTGCCGAGCTCATCGGTGGAAAAGATGCTTGGCTGGAAGCGCTAAGAACAATAGATAGTCTTTTGAAAGCCTAAATCCCTCACCGCTAACTAAAATTTAGTTAGCGGTTTTATTTTGACCACTTTTTGACTGCTACATCTAGACAGATATGCAAAGATATAGTAAAATATAGCATAGTGTAAATGTTGTCTACCTGCGTAGACATGCGGAAAATGGGGATTTATGCCTTTTGGGGCTGTGGGCTAAAAATGGTCTTGAAAACTAGCGAAGGTGCAAGCCTTCCGTGGGTTCGAATCCCACCCTTTCCGCCATTAAAAAATTATAATAGGGTCTTGCAATTTAGATAAGAATCTGTTATAATAAACAAGTAGTCTAATGGAGTGGTACTCAAGCTGGCTGAAGAGGACGGTTTGCTAAATCGTTAGACGGTTTACCCCGTGCGTGGGTTCGAATCCCACCCACTCCGCCACTATGGCAATC